CCGCCCCGGGCTTCGCGCCTGCTGGTATGCCCGGGTTCATGGGTCAGCAGCCTGCGATGCCTGCTGCTCCCTTCGGTGGTTCTCCCATTGGCCTGCCACCTTTCATGACAGGTCAGCAGTAATCGAATCGGGGCCGCTGCCACTGGGGGTTCCCGGTGGACCGGACCAGCGGCCCCACCTTGTAAGGAGTAAGAGTAATGAATCTTATTGAATTTGGCGATTGTCGCGACACCATGCGGCGATGGGCGATGTTGGGAATTCAAGCGCGGACTTGCGTCACATCACCGCCTTACTTTGGGTTGCGTGACTACAAGGTGAAAGGTCAGATCGGCTTGGAGCAGACTCCCGAGCAGTACATCGCCGCGATGGTCGATGTGTTCCGCTGCGTGCGTGACGTGCTGGCCGACGATGGGACGCTGTGGCTGAACATCGGGGACAGCTACGCACGACAAGCTGGAGATGACAGCAAGAAAGATCCGCGCAGCATCAATACAGGATACGCATCTGTCGTTGCTGGCGGCGCAGCAAAGAAGGGCAACAATCGACCGCCAGATGGCCTGAAGCCCAAAGACCTAATCGGCATCCCTTGGATGCTGGCATTCGCCCTTCGCGCTGACGGCTGGTATCTGCGTCAGGACATCATTTGGCATAAGCCGAACCCGATGCCAGAGTCGGTGCGCGACCGCTGCACGAAGGCGCATGAGTACGTGTTCCTGTTGTCCAAGTCGGAAAAATACTTCTTTGACAGTGAAGCGATGAAAGAGCCAGCAGTTCAAGCTAAATCTGGCGGTGAAGGCGGCACAGCTTATGGATACACGCATCGCAACCGCCGCAGCGTCTGGACAGTCGCCACCAAGCCCTACAAGGGAGCCCACTTCGCCACCTTCCCGACTGCATTGATTGAACCCTGCATCTTGTCTGGCAGTCGGCCAAACGATATTGTGCTTGACCCATTCATGGGCAGTGGAACAACAGCACAAGTCGCCATGCAACATGGCCGACAGTACATTGGGTGCGAACTGAACCCGGAGTACGGGCCGCTTCAGCAGGAACGGATTGCAAATGCGTAACGACTATGTGTTCGACATCGAAACATACCCCAACGTCTTTACGCTGGCGGTGGAACACGCAGACGCACCGCTGCGCTGGATGTTCGAGATCAGCGACTGGCGCAACGACAGCCGTGAGATCGTCGTGTTCTTTCAATTCCTGAAAGAGACTGACGCCCGCATGGTGGGCTTCAACAACCTCGGGTTCGACTACCCCGTCCTCCATATGCTGATCCGCATGGGTCACAGTGACGCCAACACGCTGTACCAAAAAGCGATGGCGATCATCGGCGCACAGGACGACGACAGCAAATGGATGCACCTCGTCAAGCCCAGCGACCAGTTCGTCACGCAGCTTGACCTGTTCAAGATTCACCACTTCGATAACAAGGCCCGAGCCACCAGCCTCAAGGTGCTGGAGTTCAACATGCGCTCCGACAGCATCGAGGACTTGCCGTTCAAGGTGGGCACTACATTGACCCGTGAGCGGGTCGAAGTGCTCAAGCGGTACAACCAGCACGACGTGGCGCAGACTAAGGCGTTCTACCACCACAGCAAAGAGATGATCGCGTTCCGTGAAGAACTCACGCGCAAGTACGCCCGTGACTTCATGAACCACAACGACACCAAGATCGGCAAAGACTACTTCATCATGAAGCTGGAGGAAGCCGGTGTCTCTTGCTACGACTACTCCGACAAGGGTCGTACACCTCGGCAAACCAAGCGCCCAGTGATTCACCTCAAGGATGCCATCCTGCCGTGGATCAGTTTCGAGCAGCCCGAGTTCAATCGGGTGCTGGGCTGGCTCAAGCAACAATCAATCACGGAGACAAAAGGTGTTTTTACTGATCTTATTGCTCATGTTGGTGGTTTCGATTTTGTGTTTGGACTTGGCGGTATCCACGGATCGGTGGAATCGGAGGTCATCGAGTCAGACGCTGAACACGTCATCGTGGACCTCGATGTCACTTCGTACTATCCAAACTTGGCAATCACGAATGGGTTTCACCCGGCCCATCTCGGCAAAGAGTTTGTCAGCATCTACAAGCACCTGTTCGAGCAGCGCAAGCAGTACCCCAAGAAGTCCGCAGAATCGGCCATGCTGAAGCTGGCGCTCAACGGGGTGTACGGTGACTCCAACAACCAGTTCAGCGTGTTCTATGACCCGCTGTACACCATGACCATCACGCTCAACGGTCAACTGCTGCTGTGCCTGCTGGCCGAAGGGTTGATGACGATCCCCGGGCTGCGCCTGATCCAAGTGAACACCGATGGCCTGACAGTGCGGGTGCCGCGCACCCACAAGGTGCTGGTCGATCTGGCCCGCATGGCGTGGCAGGAGCGCACTGGTCTGAACCTTGAGGAAGCCATCTACAAGGCCATGATGATCCGCGATGTGAACAACTACATCGGCGTGTTCGAGGATGGCAGCACCAAGCGCAAGGGTGCCTACGAGTACAAGATGGGCTGGCACCAGAACGCCGGTGGCCTCGTGGTCGCCAAGGTGGCCGAGAAGGTGCTGGTCGAGGGTGCGCCGATCCGGCAGACCGTGCAGCAATGGCCTGAGATCATGGACTTCATGCTGCGCACCAAGGTGCCGCGCAGCAGCTATCTGGCAATCGAGTGGGACGGTCAACCGCCCCAGCAGTTGCAGAACATCACGCGCTACTACATCGCTGAAGGCGGTGGCCGACTGTTCAAGTGGATGCCACCGCTCAAGGGCAAGCAGGAGTGGCGCAAGATCGGCGTCGAGAGTGGCTGGGGTGTCCAGCCATGCAACGACATCCGCGAAGCTGGCAAGTTGCCGGTTGACTTTGACTACTACGTCCGTGAAGTGGAGAAACTATGTCTGGGTCTAGCCTAAGCACCAAGGTGCTGGAAGCCGGTGGGCACATTGAATCGCGGTGTCTGGTCAAGAATCTGCCCAACTTTACTGAGCAGTACGTCTTCGACAAAGAATCGCTGGAGCGGTTCATCGAGCAAATCGTAAACGACGACCGCTCTAAATGGGCGGCATGGGCCACAAGTCAAGCATTGTGAGGACGACATGAAAGCACGAGACATTCAAATCGGTGGTGACCACTACAAAAACATGGGCGTCGAGCCTTGGGACGTGGTGGACACATGGCCCATCGAGCAGCGCATCGGGTTCTACCGTGGCGGCGCTCTCAAGTACGTCATGCGCATGGGCACCAAGGACGAGAACGTCCAAGAGATTCGCAAGGGTGCCCACTACATGCAGAAGCTGGCCGAGGTGCTGCAAGAGCGCGACGACGAAGCGAAACATCGACTTGATGGGGAGTGCGGCGGTGCTTGAAAAAGACATTGAGAAAAAGGTCTGCGACTACGCCAAGACCAAAAACGTGTTGGTCTACAAGTTCACCAGCCCCGCTCGTGCTGCTGTGCCGGATCGTCTGTTCATCGGACCCGATGGGCGCATGTGGTTCTGCGAGTTCAAGCGCGAGGGTCAAGTGCCCACGCCAGCGCAGTACCGGGAGCACGACAGGCTCCGGCAACAGATGGTCAACGTGTTCGTCATTGACAACGTGGCCGAGGGTAAGTTGATGGTTGATGTGATGGTGATGGGGGCTGTATGAACGCAAAGCAAATTTTTGAAAAAGCGAAGCGCCGCGAGATTCGATTAGTTGTATGCGATGGACATGTGACGAGTGTTGCAGATGGTGACAGGCACTACATTGGACCTGCGTCATTGCTGCATTTGTACGGTGTTCCTCACGGTGTACCGTATGTCATGTACCCATCACGCAAAGACGAGTTTTTTGGATGGCGTGATTTACCGATTGATGTTCAACTCGTTCCGCTTCGCAATGGTGACTACAACATTGAGAAAGCGTATGAAAGATCGGTGGGTGCACATGCTGACACCTGACCTTCTCCACGACTACCAGAAGAAGGCGGTCAACTTCCAATGCACCCACCCCCACTCGATGCTGTGGCTGGACATGGGCTTGGGCAAGACCGTCATCACGCTGACCAGTCTGTCGCACCTGCTGGGCACCGGCTTCCTGCGCGGCGTGATCATCGTCGCCCCGATCCGGGTCATCCGGCTTGTATGGCGGCAGGAGGCTGCGAAGTGGGAGCACACCAAGCACCTCAAGTTCAGCATGGTCGCGGGCACCAAAGACCAGCGCACCCGCGCTCTCTTGCGCCCCGCTGACGTGTACATGGTGAACTACGAGAACCTTGGCTGGCTTGCCGAAACGCTCCAGACCTATTTCGTCAAGAAGGATCGTTCGATGCCGTTCAACGGGATCGTCTGGGACGAGATCAGCAAAATGAAGAACAGCAGCACGAACCGGGTCAAAGCGTTTCGCAAGATCGCGGACCAGTTCGACTGGACCACGGGCCTCACCGGCACCCCGGCCAGCAACGGCTACAAAGACCTGCATGGTCAGTTCCTCGTGGTGGACAAGGGTGAGCGTCTGGGCACCAGCAAGACGGCCTTCCGCACCCGGTTCTACCGCAAGGTCGGCCCGTACAAGGAGGTGCCCTACGACGACACCGAGGACACCATCAAAAAGCTAATCGGGGACATCACGCTGGAGATGTCAGCCGAGGACTACAACCCGCTACCTGACCTGATCGTCAACAACATCGAGATCGAGATGCCCGACGATCTGCGGGCCAAGTACGACCGGCTGGAGAAAGAGTTCTTCATGGTGCTCGACAGCGGCAAAGAGGTTGAGGCGTTCAACCAAGCGGCTCTGACCAACAAGTGCTTGCAGTTCTCCAACGGAGCCATGTACCCGATTGCCGGGATGCCCCTGTGGGAGCCAGTGCATGACATGAAGCTGGACGCGCTGGAGGAGATCATCGACGAGGCTCAAGGCTCACCGATCCTGTGCGCCTATGCCTACCGCAGCGATGCCGAACGAATCATGACCCGGTTCAAAGACTTGCGCCCGATCAACCTGACCGAGTGCAAGAGCGAAGCGTCACTCACAAACGCAATGCACCGCTGGAAGACTGGCGACTGCCAACTGATGATCGGCCACCCGGCGTCGATGGGTCACGGCATTGACGGCCTTCAGAAGAACGGCCACATCCTTGTGTGGTATGGCCTCAACTGGTCGCTGGACCTGTACGAGCAGTTCAACGCCCGGGTGCGCCGCCAAGGTCAGGGTGCCCCGGTCATGTGCCACCGCATCCTGATGCAAAGCACTCTTGATCAAGCACAAGCATTGGCCCTCGACGAGAAGGCCACAACCCAAGCTGGGCTGCGCAATGCAGTCAAGCAATACCGTCAATCCAAAGGAGTATGAGCATGAGTTACGCAGAAGTTGAGATGAAGATCGTCCAGTGGGGTGAGGCCCGTGGGATCGTGCAGAACGCCACCGCGATGTCGCAGGCCATCAAGACCTTAGAAGAAACCAAGGAACTGCTGGACGCAATCAACAAGAAGAACATCGAGGAAGCCAAAGACGCCGTGGGTGACATCGTGGTGACGCTGATCATGGTGTGCGCCGTGCTCGATGTCGATCTGGTGTCCTGCCTCAAGGGTGCCTATGAGGAAATCAAGGACCGCAAGGGGCACCTTACAAAAGAAGGAGTGTTCGTCAAAGAATTGTGATACACTTGTGTCACACCAACCAAGGAGTAACTGTAATGATCCGTGAATTTTTGAACTGGTTAAAAAGTGTGTACGGTACGCGCACCGCAGAGCATATTGCAATGTGGGAGTTGGAGGAAGCCAAACGACAACTGTTGCAAGCACAATCTGGCCGTGAATACGCCACCTCGATGTGTTCGTACTACGACGCCAAAATTAAGCGCCTGACGACCTACTTGCAC